TATAGATCTCTATTTTCCAGCTAAACGTTGTGCTTCAGCTTTTCGTACAGTTTTAAGATTCTTACGGACTAATGAGTTAATTAGACCTTGCTTATTTTTAATATACTTAGCGAACTTATCTCTTTCAGCTTTGTTTGTTTTTCCTGTAGATGCTTGTCCACCCTTCATCTGAGCTCTGATTGTGTTTAGTGCTATTTTTCTAGCCCTAGACTGTACAGCTGATTGAGAAGCTTTCTTTCCCATAGCGATCTTTCGTTTTCGCGCCATCATAGGAGCTCTACGTTTCATTGATAGTGAAATAGCACGAGCACCTTTAACACTTAATGATTCAGATGCCATATCAAAATCAATCTCTTTTAATATAGTTTTTAACGTTTTCATAGTACTCCAAAGTTGTCTGTTTATTAGGTCATTAGTATTATTTATAAGATTACTTCTGCCAACCTTTAATTATGGAGGTTGAAAAATTATTAGTAGAAAATTCCATTCTGTCAACTAATTTAACAGCACCACCAGTTAAGTTATCAATAGCAACATAACCTTCAGCACCTGTTACCTTAAACCCTTTTGAAGTTTTAACAAAAGTCTTAGTATCCTGCACTTGTGACAACTTCGCTATTAGCATTTCTTTAGCGGCTACAAGTTCATTCTGAAGATCGAACATTAGAGTTAAACCTTTCTTATTAGCAGGTGAAAAGAATTTCATAACTTCATCTCGTTGATCGGACTTTCTACTCTTACCCTTATCGGACTTTAACTTATCTATATCTTTTTGGTATTTGTTTTGTATCCATAACATGAGTTCTTTAACATGTTTATCCGCGTCGATTATTTTCTCCGCTTGACGTACCTTTGTATTATTAAAGGTGTTTATAGCTCTATTAATCTCTTCATTTTCAGATACTTCTTTTAGTATAGTTGCTGATATTTGGCGAAATATAGTACCTGCATTAGACAAGAACTCTGTAACCGTAGCCGTATCTTTCTTAGAAAATGTAGCTACTCCTGTTAGATTAGGTAGATCTGCAGATTTAGACCATACAGACTTTACTTTCTTTAGAGAATTAATATCAACACCAAACGATGCTTTCATTGATTCGAATGTAGAACCAGTATAAGATGTATGCCACACAACACCTATCTTAGCATTTAGTACATCAGTAGCTTGCTTTTTAGGTATAGCATATACAATTGTATTAGGGTGGAATGTTATATACTTCTCAGAGTCTATAGTCTCTTCTTTGAGATCTGCAGAAGTGAACATAATGTCACCTTGTATAACACCTTTAATTCCTAACTTCTTTAATTCAGTATAAGCTATCTTTAGCTTAGCTGATAAATCACCCGATGTATCTGCTTCTATATCATTATAGGATTTATATACTTTAGGATTCTTGTTAAAGATACCTTTCTTAGCGACAAAGAATTTTCCATCTGATGGGTCAATACCAGCGAATACTGCAGGAGCTCCGTCCCATTTAACAGTAACAGAATGAGAACCAGAATTGTTTCCGGAAAGCATATCTCTTAGAGATCTAAGGGCATTGATAGCAGCTCTTGTACCCTTTACTCCACCATCAAGGACTAGATCCTCAATGTGAGTCATATGGGTATTTTTAGCTTCTTTCATAAAAATCTTAAAATTAAGCATAATACTATATTCTACAAATTAATAATACTTATTTATACTTAATCGTTTCTCTCTATATTAGATCTAACTTCTTTTAAAATATCAGCAAAATCGAGACGAAGTCGCTTCTCATCAATCTTATTAGTCCTTAAACCATCCTCCATGGTTGATAATAAGGATACAAAGGATTTCTTTATATTGAGCTTTGTAGGTTCTACCTCTGGATGGGGATGTGATGCACATGCAGGTCTCGGAAATAGAAGAGCTGCCATTAACACAAACCCAAGTAGAAAAGGTACAAACATATTGAACACCCAAAACTTTACATCATTTCTATATTTCATCATTATATCCAGTAGTCATTATATCATTAGGGTCATTAACAACCGTACCGCATGCATCCTGTACAGGCCACTCACGAATCCTATCTTTGAAATCCCATATCATTTTATCTTGTTTAGGAGCTTCTACTATAGTTCTAGAACCTTCAGGAAACATAGTGTCTTTAACAACATTAATAACATAAGTATTTTCTTTTACTTCAGTAATAATACCAGCTACATAAGCATCAGGTCTATTAGGTATTGGTTCAAAATCAAACGCTTGAATCCAATCATTAACTTTCATTTCCATACTATCCTCCTATTGAAGCAGTTGTTATAAGATAAGTCCCCATACTAAAAAACCATTGGAATGTTAATACAGGGTCGAATGTAATTTCTTTATCTATTAAATTAATTATCATACTGTAAGTATACTACATTATATCGTAATTGTCAAGGTTTTTCTTACATTCTCTCCGACTTTTTTTGTTTAATAGTCGTTTGATAAACCGACCGGTTCCTGTATGCCAGTTATGTCTAGAATGCCATTTCTTTGAAGTCCAATCCGCAATTATGTCTTTCTGATGCATATATTATCCTCGTAGTAGTACATTAATTTATTGTGTAGTATTCATACACCTCTAAGTCCCATTTAAGAGTAGAGTATGTTTCCATACCCTCTTCAGTAGGTTTAGGTATCCTAACCCATGGAAGCTTTGTATTCCTATATCTTACAAAAATGTTCTTACACTCAATCCAATCATTATCTAACTTTTCTATCATTTTACTCATAATCAAACTCCTCTGTTACTTGGTGTTGCTTTAAATGCAATATATCCATAGAACAGTTCAAAGATATCATTATCCTTTTTATGTTGTTCTACAGCTTTTTTGTTGTACTCTGGGACCCCAATATCCTCCTTTACGTCCCATTTCTTAAGAATATCCTCAATTACAAGATATGTATTTGGCATTTCTACCTCCTTTTCTAACTCTTATAACATATTATAACATTCTCCTTACTTAATGTCAAGAACTCATTTCATTTATTTTTTGTTAGAGCCTCCCATGATATAGGATATAGTTTTGACATTACCCTATCCCATTGTTTAGCTAACTCACGAATCTCTAACTGTGCAGTAGGACTCTTCCTTAAATTATATGCTCTTGCCCACGCCATTAATGAGCCTGTTACATAATATTCAGTTAACATAGACTGAGGTAGAACCATACGTGCTTGTTCTGGACATACACCAGATTCTAGCAGTTCAGTATATAATTGCTCTGCCTTAATGAGATATGTGTGATAATTGTCTGTAATAGAATTGGAGGATTTAAGATTCCATAGATAATCCACATTATTCTTTAATGTTTCAACAAACTCAGTATCAGAAGATCCTTGTTTAACAGATTCAGGTCTATACCTCCAATTCTTAGGAGCATGGAACTTAGGAGCATCTGATACATATCTTCTTGATACTTCATTATAAGTGAACCCTATAACATGCTTAAATCGCTGACGTGCTACAAAGATAGGTACTGTTTCTCTCATAGTAACAGTAGCATGTGTAAAGGGTGTGAAATGATCATGCTCTGCAAGAAATCCAATTAGTTTCTTATCATTTTCTTTCAAGATAGGAACAAATGCAGATAACGTACATATTCCATTTTCATCTTGCTCATCGACATAATTATCTACTCCTACACCTTCAGAAGTTTTATTAAATGATACTCTAGCTGAGTTAACAACTGAGATATCATCACCCATGTGATCAATATATTCTGCTTTCATTTTATATCCTTTTCATTATAATTAAAACGTAAACCCTGAAGTATCTATTTTCTTTTGTGTAGGTACATGAGGATTTGAGGTTCCCTGATCTACCTTTATTAGTGTTTGTGCAGAGTCTTCAACATCATAAAGTCTCATCTTAGGTCTATCAACTCCTATAACAAATCGTTTATTAGTACCTATATCGGCATAACGATTCTTTAATTGTTTAACCATTAACTGATTTAGATTAGCTAGTTCTTCTGTTGATATTAGTGCAAACATCATGTCTGCTGTTGCTGGGAGTCCAAATGACTCAGAGGTGTCTTCAAGACCTACATCTGAGTTAGAAAACCCTGATCTTGTTGTTTGTGTTGCGGAGAGAATAGGTACATCAAATTCTACAGCTAAACCTCTCAGTTCTTCTGCAATTGATTTAATATAAGAATAGGTATTAACAGAACCTCCTAACCCTTTAATTCGACTTGATGCACATATATTAAGATAATCAATAAAGATAATATCTGGTATAAAGTTCTTCTTTAACTTTAGTTCATTAAGGAGAGCTCTGAAATGACCTACATGAGCTGACGCTGTAGGATACTCCTTAACAATTAACTTACCAGTAGTCTTCGCTGATATCTTCTTTACTTTATTTATAAAGGTCTTTTGCCCTATAGATTCAATATCATTTAATGATACATTCATAAGATTGGCATCAATACGTTCTGCAATACGTTCTTCTGCCATCTCCATAGTAATATAAAGAACGTTCTTATTCTGCATTAGGGCCCCACCAGCTACATGGCACATGAATAAGGATTTACCTACACCAGTCCCAGCCATACAGATATTTAATGTTTTATTCGGAAGACCACCTTTTGTAATTTGGTTAAAATAGTCGAGATCAAATGGTACACGCTTCTCGACTCTATTATAGAAATCATACCTACTAGCAGAAGCATCGAGATAGTCATGACCAATATTCCTATCAAAGGAAACGGCAAGTGCGTCAGACAATATGTCAGGTATTGCATTTTTAGTTAACTCCTTACTCTGCCCATCTATGATTCCTATAGAGTCCATAATGGCAATATGAATAGCCCTATCCTGACACCACTTCTCCGTAGTGTCTAGTAGCCATTTCTTATCAGTTTCAGTATCTAATGGTTGAAATACTGATTCTAAGATACCTGTAAATTCCCCTACATCTGATATCTCTTCAGAATAATTCTCAAGTTCGATAACAAATGCTTCTTTAGTAGGTAGTGAATTGTATTTATTAACAAATTCAGTTACCAGCTTAAAAAGAGATTGATGGGAAGAATCGAAATATTCATTTTTAAGAAATGGGATAACCTGTCTAGTATACTCATCATTTTGTATTAAGTTCTTTAGTATCGTTGTTTGGATCATTAAGTAAACTATCCTCTAGTATATGTTTTAGAATGGCAGAAATGTAATCAAGAAACTTTCTGTCAGCGGATACGGATTCTATATCACCATCGGATTCTAATATCTTATAAGAGAATTTAAGTATAGGGTCCTTATCATCAGATTCATGAACCTTAATTTTACCATACTGATAAAACGTATTTCTAAATTCACCTGTTTTTATTCTAATAGTCCACTGCTCTTGATCTACAGACTCTACAAAGGTATAATCATCCTTTGTTATAGAAATTCCCATATAGTCGTCAGATTGATAATCTTCTTCTGTATTGATGTCCATTATACACTATTCCTCATCTATTGTCAAGTCTATCTCAGAGATATTATCTGCATATCCCAACTTGTATGATTTCTTTACAAACTCTTTAAAGTCTGTATCTTTAAAAATGGATTCCCAAAGGTCCTTCTCTCTTGTCTGTTTCTCACGCATTTTAGAACCAATAAGCTCTCCTGTTTCTTTATCTACTCTTTGGTACCACCCATTGCTTGGTTTTACAATATCACCAGAAGCGAGAGCAATATCCAATAATCCAGAGTATTCTGAAATACCTCCATTAAATTCAACTTTAATAGGAATCTTTGACTTCTCTCTAAGAAATCTTGATTTTTCAATATTGATAATAAAGTCATAACCTTCTATCTCCCCTGTGCCTGCTTTGTTTTGTCTACGACCTACAATCCATATATTATCTGCGGAATAGTAGATCCCTGTACCACCTGATACTACATCTTTAGGGAATAACCCAATCTCTTTATATGTATGATTAACAGCCATCATTGGTATATCACGCATTGTTAGATATGGTGTAATCATTCTAAACAATCCTTTAAGTGCTTTAGCACGTGACATATCAGCGACGGATTTACCTGATTTAGCATCTTCTAATTCTTTCTTAGATGCCAGATTACCAATTGAATCAATAATAATAACAACTTTTTCTTTACGTTCAACTTCTTCAAGCTGTGATACTAGATCAAACTTGAGTTCCTCTACATCTGTAATAGGTGTATGTAAAACTCTAGATGTATCAATATCAAACTGCTCAAAGTATTCTTGTGGTGATCCAAACTCTGAATCATAAAACAATAAAATAGCATCATCAAACTTCTTTAGATACGCAGCTGCTATCTTTAAGGCAAATGATGTTTTGAAATGCTTAGAAGGTCCTGCTAATACTGTAAGACCAGCAGATAACCCACCATCAATATCACCTGATAATGCTACATTCATCATTGGTACATCTGTTGTAACCATATCTGTATTCTTAAATAACATAGAATCTGACAATATATCAGTTCCTTTTATCTTAGAATTCTTTCTCAATTTTTCCATTAAACTCATTATCTACTACTCCTTACTTTGTTTATCCAACCATCCAGGTCCTGTACTATAAAAGTTCATTTCCCATAATTCTTTAACACCATATTTTATACGAGACTCATCTTTATTACCACCTTCATAAGGAATTGCCAACTTCTCATCTAATAATATCTCAGATAGTGAAGTGCCATCAGCAAGTATAACAGATCCTAAAATACGTCCAAACTTACCTTTCTTTTGAAGTTCAGTAGTTAAAGTAAATTCTGCATCTTCATACTCTAAAAGATCTTTAACACGACATTTAGCAGCTAGTCCCCATGACTTTTCATGTTTATGTCTAGTCCTTGATTCCGGTGTATCAATCCCTGCAAATCGTATCCGTTCCTTAATATAAATCTTAAATCCTAAATCAATTTCAGCATCAATAGTATCACCATCAACTACTCTAATTAATTTAGCTTTGTATTCGTACATAGTTATAACCTCTCTGTATGTGTTTTATACGCATAGTTTAATGCGGAATTTGCCTCTTTTAATATAGGTCGCTTTACATACCACGACCCTGTTCGTGAATCTAACTCTCTCATTAATACTTCTATTTCTTCTGCTGTTATTGGGTATTCTTTACGGATTGCATTAAAGGCTATAGATACCATCATCTGATACATCTTATGGTACCAACCTGTTTCCGATATAGCAGAATACTCAGATAACATCTTCTTATTAATAAATGGACAATTGGATATTGATGACCAATTATACTTATCCTTATTAACCAGTTTAGACTTACGGTGTTCTATTACTTGCTCTTGCATTTCAGTCGGTAACATATCTAGAAAATTAGAAGATCTATTCTTATCTATATATGTTACTGTCTTCATTAGGTTAGTTGGGTTAATGAACTTACCTTTAGAATTTGTAAATATGAAATTATAAGCATTTAAGTACTGGCCAGGTACATAGTACATTCTAGACAGATCTTTAGTTTGTGGGTCACCTAGTTCTGAGAATTCCGAATTTAAAGCAAACCAAAAATGTCTAATATTCTTAGCATATACTGGATACTCTAAAGGGAACACTAACCTAAACTTAGGGTAATCTATTCTTGATGATGCTGTAGAATAACAAACATAATAATAATGCCCAAATCTTTTATATAACTCTTCCTTTAATACAGAAGATTCTATCTTATGATCATCAACATCTAATGCAGCCCAAGTCCATAAAAGTACAGAATCATTATTCCGTTTCCCACCCTTGTTATATATGGCTGGTGATATAAGGGAAGATGAAGCTTTACTTTCTGTAGGTTTTTGAGATAACTGATACAAAAGATCCTCCATCTCAGCCCAGCTATTAAAATCCATTCGCTTGTGTGTCTTATTGTCAAACAGATTCTTAAATAAGGTTAATGAATATCTCATAGGTATATTATACTATAGTTTAGTCTAAATGTCAAGAGAAGAATGATTCTAGTGAAGCCCTTGGTTCTATCGACCACCCAATAGCATCTAAGATAGGTGTAATAGGATCAAGGAATGTCTTCTCAAACTGTAATGGATAATCAATATACTCGGACATATTAAGTTCCTCTGGTAGATAATCAGGAAATGATATAACATTCTCTTTAACAGGATTAGGTGTCTTTAGATATAGAAACTTAATCTTCTCCCCATTCTTAACTAATGTATACTTCTTTCTTAGCTTATTAATTATAATAGCATTATTATATATTAGAGTACCCCGAACATGAATAGGTGTTCCTTTGATATATAATCCACCGTTTTCTTTATCTAGATCAACCCATTTAGTTATATTAGTTACACCTCTAGGAAATGCCACTTCATGCGCAGGTCTTGAATAGAAGTAGTCTTTAAATTGGGCTATAGCATCTTGTACATCTACTTCATCTTTGATTACTATTACCTTAAATAACTCTTTAAGAGCATCACGACATATAGCAGGCGTAGAAGATTTAACGGCTTCAATACCCATTATCTTTAATTGAGGTTCATCATACTGTACACCCTCTGAGTTATGTACGTTTAAGATATAACGTTTCTTTGCAGTCCATATACCAACATCAGCAATAACTTCTCGATCCATTACCATCTTATTCTCATAAGCATTCATGTTATCAGATAGAGTTTGATATGATTTAGCCATCATAGGAACAAACTGCTCTTCACACATCTTATCAATAAGACCTACAGCCTTATCTTTAGATATATTAAACTTAGATACTAATGGTTCAAAGTTAACATAAAGGGAATCTGTATCAATAGCTATAACATAGTCTACATCTTCTGTACCTACTATCATGTTCATAAATCTATTAGTTGCTTTCTCAGCCCACCTAATACTTAATTGACCTGAGAGTGTAATACCTTCAGCTACTCTAAGATCATAGTATCTAAAGAACCTATTACCTAGAGCACCATATAAAGAGTTCATTAAAATCTTAATTGCCATTTGCTGATTATTAAGATTAGATATCTTCTTTACTAGTCTAAACGACTTATCCTTCTGAGACTCCTGTTTAGCTTTAAGCATATCATTCTTGATAACCTTTCTCTCAGAATAGAGGGTATCAATAATAGATGGGATAACTCCACGTTTTTCTTTAGAGTAATGAGAGCCATTAGCTGCAATTGATGTATCTGTAGTACACCAGTCTACAGCTTTATTGTTTAAACAGTAGTCTACATTAATACCCGGAGTTACCTCATCAAGCACGGTTTCAGGACTCATATTATACTGCATAATAAGATGTGGATATAGTGAGTTTAAATCAAATGATACAACCCAATTATGTTTACCTACCATAGGTGCTTTAACATACCCACCTGGGTACTCTGCTTTTGCATTAATCTCTTTAGGTGGTACAGCAATCTTCTGTTCTGTTAGTGTACGGTAGATAAAAGTATCCCATATACCAGTTGTACCAAATGCTTCTGTGTAGTTAACACCTGCTTTATAAGCTATAGTCATACATAATGTAATAAGACCCATCTTATCTTCAAACCGTTCTATTAACTCAACATCTTTAATATTATAATCAATGAACTTTTGATAATCATTCTTATATAATGAATGAAGTGTACCATACTCTTCATATGATATCTTACGTTCATCCAGCTCGACATGAGCTATATGATCTAACTTATAGGATTCTTGTTGTGAGTAAGTGAACTTCTTATATAGATCGAGGTAATCAAGTTGTTGTATACCTACAATCTCATAGAACTGAGAGGACTTACCCATTATAGTAACTTCTCTACGATCCACTAACCCCCAAGGACTTAATCGTTTAGAATAGGTTTCTGATAATACATTGTTTATACGATTAACCAGATAAGGCATATCGAAGAACTTGGTATTCCAACCTGTTATAACATCAGGTATATGTCTAGGTGAACTCCAATGACCAATGAACTTACGAAGTAGATCTAGTTCATCTAAACATTTAACATATTCTAGTTTAAGCTCTGTATGAATAGAAGTTGATATATCAAAATCCCCCATACCCCATACATAATAGGTATCATCTATAGAGGATTTGAGTGCTATTGATATAACTTCATGTGCAGCAAACTCAGGCTCAGGGAAACCATCATCAGATGCAACCTCAATATCGATTGAAGTTACATTGATCTTATTCCTTGCAAATGGTATCTTACCTGGGTACTTCTGTTGAATGAATTGGGCAATGTAGTTAGCATTGCCGTGAATCTTTAGATTATTTATAGACTCTGTAGTTTGAAGAAACTCCTTAGCTTCTCTCATAGAGTCAAATACTAACTCCTCTAAAGGTTCACCTTTAAGTGATTTCCATTTAGAGGATTTCTTGTGAAAAGGTACAAATAATGATGGTTTAAACGCAATGCGTTCTTTAGTAGGATGACCAGAATCATACCCTCTTAATAATAATTTATTACCGAATCTGTTTACTGAAGTATAGAAATTTGTCACAGGTTATCACCGTTTTATCATAATTATACATATTATACACTATTTCAGCTTAGATGTCAAGTGACAATATTAAGGTCAGGGGTAATAATGGCAGGTTCTTTTTCCTTATAACCTTCAATTTCCTTTACTAATTCACGATACTTCTCTTTCATTTCTTCCATTGGATCTACAATAAACATAATAAACTGCGCAGGATTATCAATTACCAATTCGGACACATCAGCATAAGGCATATAAGGTACAAACTGTAGCTTACCTTCAGCTGCAGGTATGATAATAACTGGTTGGAATATTGTTTCAGTTGCGGACTCATAATTACATAATAACTCTTCACCTGAAGAAAGACGTACTATTTTGATATTTTCTTGTTTCATTTATTCACCTATTTAAAAAAA